TGAATGTTTCGTTCAAACACATGACGAGGTCTGTCAGGTATTATCTGTTTCCATGCGTCGTTGTAAAAACGATCAACAATAAGATTACCAGCACGCGGTGAAAAGCCAGTGACTTTACAACGAATGTAACCTTGTTGGTATTCAGCGACTAACCAGTCGCCTTCGTTAAATATTTGTTCGGCTTTTACGCCTTCAGGTAATTCTAACCAACCACTAGTAAGTTTAATAGTGTGGAAAGTAGTACCTGTTACTTGATCTTCAACAGTGTTAGGACCAAACAAAAACCCGTTTCTTTGATACGGCACGTTGTTTGCATCACACCATCTTGAAGTTTGATTGTTATATCGGTGATGATTTTTGCTCATGATTTTCTCCTTCATAGTCATAGGTTTGTAGTAGTCTTGCTAAATACCATTGGGCTTTTTGCAAGTCTTCTTTTTGGTTCTTGTATTCATAACGCCATATGTATTTTATGATGTTACCTTTCAAGTAGCCTTGGAATTGTCGAGTGGTCATAGAAGCTTGAATAGCTTGTATGCACTCAACTTCTCCAGTGTTGTAATGGGGGGGTTGGTTTACATTGTCCATAATTACTCCTTAATTAGTTCGCAACAGTTAGCGTGGTATCTGACCCGCTTAAAATCATAAGTATAAACTTAAAGTTTCGTTGAGTATATCAACGCTTATCTTGCATCGATTCTTAGGAATTCGTATACGCTTTCGGACCTCTAGCCGCACTAGGTTCCACAGGTGGTTGTATCAACTAACTGTTACGATATTTCTTTTTCAAGAAATCACGGTTGGACTCTTCGTACGATTGAAAAGTAGGATGAACTTCTATGCCATAGGCACGTCGTTCAGAGCAATTCTTCTTGTACATACGAAGAGCAAATTCTTTATATTCCGTAGTGTTCGCAAAATGTTTCATACATCTCTCCAACTATTGGTATGTCTAATTCGAACATTGTATCAATAGTTGCAGGTGTAGGTACAGCATCAGGATCATCATACATTCCGGGTTTTGCTTTATCCTTCATGTAATCTTTAACTGTTTCATGAAACAAAAGATGTACAACATCTTCTTTATCTGCATCATCTTCAAGAATATATCGGAGTATTTCTGACTTTATAGTCTTAACAGGATATTTATCAAAGAATGCGTTAAGAGTAGCTTCTAGCCATGTACCGTGCCATTCTCCCCATTCTTCTGCTTTACGAATTAATTTACCCATTTTCTTTTGTTTTACTTTTTGCTTGTGACTAACGTTATTACTTAGCATTACAAACCTTGATCGTTTGAATACTGATTGTGTTTACGCCAGTCTGGTTGTTGTGTTTGCCATTTTATTTTCGGCACAGATACATCTCGGCCAAACATACGTTTAGTATCTTTAAATACTCGTAGCTTTTCATGCACCATTGTTTTCTTCATTACAAAGAGAACAATAGATGCAACTAAGCCACCAATCATGGCACTCGCCATACCGCTGAATGTACCATAAAAAGCAACCATTAAAGTAAGAGTAATAAAGATGTCAATAAAGACATCGTGGCCGATGGTCTTACGACCACCCGCCTTAAGCGCTAGCAAAAGTAGACCTAGCGCGCTGAATATTCCTATTGCTAGCATTGTTTCTGTCCCTCCACATTAGATAGGCCATATAGCCAAATTGAATTAGTTCGATAAGTATCCACAAAGCTGTTGTGATACTTGAGATTGCACTAGACATAATCATACCTCCATATGATGTATAGCATGCTACCAAGCAATGGGGCTAGTAGCACAAATGTTATTAGATGTTGCATGATTAGAGCTATTGCAAGTAAGCCCATAGTCGCTACAACTGCCTTAATTCCATACTTTTTAATTGTATGTTTAATTGACTTCAATGATTTCTCCATAAGGAGCCTCCGTAGCTGAATTAGTTATCCAAACAACTGGAAAGTGCGGTTGTTTTCCAAAATCGTTTGACTCCAAGTCTGTAAGATAAATAAGGCAAGAGACACTTGGATATTTCTCTGCCATTTCCGCAACAGCTGGTCCAAACCTTGTACCGCCACGCCCTTGCATTGTAACTTTCAAAGGCATTGACTCACGAGTAAATGACTGTTCATCGGTCACATCTGTATCTGCTTGCATAAAACGAATATTTTCTACATTAGCGTCAACCAACATAGAAGATATCTCGCCTAGATCTTGATTAAGTTCTTCATCAGTACGAGAACCAGAAGTGTCAACGATGACACCAATTTCTTCAATACATGGTGAATGTAAACTAGGCAGATACAAACCACTAGCAACAAACCTACGATTAGGTTTTTGCCAACTGTAATCTGACTTGTTGTTACTCTTTAAGAATCGTGCAAGTTTTTGTTTCCAATTGACTTGTGGTGACACAATGTCATCGACAAGCTTAGACAAACTACCGGGTAGCTTACCTTGTGCTTTAGCTGACTCAGCTGCTTGTTGCACTGCAACTCGCATGTCTGCTTCGTGTTTACTTTGAGCACCGCTGTCGGTCAAAGATGGGTTAGGTTGTACACAAGTACCATCAAAGTCAGATAGATTGTCAGGCAATCCTTCTTTACCACCATTCTGTTGCAGAGTGGTGTAAATCTCATCAGCAGTCATGTCACGATACTTCTCATCAAGCAGTCCACCTTCGGGCAATATCATGCCAGAGTCAGTGACGACTAGATTAATTACATAGTCGCCAGCAACGTTCCAAAGAAACGGGTCACGCTCGTTAAGACGAAGTACATGCATGTAAACACAATGCATAACTTCGTGAGCAAGCAAACCAACTCTTTGCTCAGCTGTACACTTGAGAAAGAAGTCTGGGTTGATTAGTAACTTTTCGCCGTTTGTAGCTGCTGTTGGAATATCTTCGGTAAACTCTGCTCCCAATCGTAAGCAGAGCGTACCGAAGAATGGTTGTTTCAACAACAACGAAGAACGAGCTCGAGTAAAAGCTGTTTTAATATCTTCCATTAGTCATCATCTCCTAGTAATGTTGAACCAAGAATCACAGCGTTGAAGTCGCCAGCATGTTGTTCGACAAAACCTTTGTTTTGTTGTGCTTTTGCTCTACGCTCTGCTTTCTTGTGAATGGTTACCATTTTATCTGGGTCAACCTTTTGCACCATAGATGCCAAAGCACCACCGGGCCATGCTTTCAGCGCTTGATTAAGCGTTTGAAAACGAAGCAGCATCTTAGCAAACTTAGCGACTTCATTTTGTTTTAGAATGTCATACATGTGCCTTGCTTTAGATATCTCAAGAGCTTTGAGTACTGCCTCGTCTTGAGGTGCTTTGTAAAGGTTAAATGGTAATTGACTTCGATAAGAACTACCTTTCAGGAATGGTTGCTCTACTGAAAGAGGCATAGTTCCATTATGTATTTCTGGTGTTTCAGTATTGCATTCCCACTCTTTAACCAAGTTTTGAACTTCCCAAGGTAGCTCTTTTTCAGAATCTGATATCTCTTTTGAGTCATAACACTTTGTTTCAAATTGAATATGTAACTCATTGTCGGTCATAAAGAATGAATCGTCATCATCAGAGCTAAGATCAAAGAACTCTACATCATCAAGTTTTGATGCATCTCTGATTCTGTCAACAATAGGTTTGACATGAACATCATAAATAGCATCGCCTAAAGACGCAGGGTACTCTGGTTTTGGTTTAGTGTTTACATAACTCTTCTCATACTCTTTGCAGAGGTCAGCAGTGAGTTTGTTTGACATACGAACTGTAGCCATAATTTTCTCCGTTGTTACAATACAACATCTGCGTTAGTTTTAACCCAGTCTTGTATTGCTTGTAGTTGAAATAACGCTTTGTCAATTGCAAGCATGCTCTTGACTAAAACGACCTGAAACTCAGTAGGTATCTTTTTACTAAGTTTCATAATGTTTTCTAGAGTAGATTCTTTTGCTCTAGAAGCCACTGCACCTGTAAGTGCATACAATACTGCCGGATCCTCCGATGGCATGTATGAACTAGGATTAGCAATCAAGTTGTCAATATCTGGCAACTTGTCTGCAATTTTTGCAAACGCAAGAAACTCTCCAGCAGGACCAGTGCCTACAGCACCAGAGATACCAAAGAATAGTCTTGAATCATCCATGTTATCTGTTAGTTTCAAACGCTTGTCGACAAATGACCAGCTTCGAGGAGTAGGAAAAGCATACTCATCAGCTTTGAAACTGTATAGAAGGTTAGGACGGTAACGCATAAAGGAAACCAAAGTAGTGTGTACTTTGTTCTTTATCGCCCACTCGCACCAAGCATCCAAGCTAGGCTCGAGTTCGTAATGCATCAGCCTGTTTCTTACAGGTGAGGGCATTTGGTATACCGAGGCACCGTCTGTTAGACGATTACCAGCGGCAAGACATGACCAACCGTCAGGCATTTTGTAGTTACCAACCTGACGAGTTAGTAGAAGTTGTAGAAACGCATTCTGTGTAGCAGGTGGTGCTGTCGGTAGTTCGTCAATCATAAACAAACCACGAGGGCCGTGCGTTTCTTCGGTAGGGAAAATATCTGGTGGAGCCCATGAGGTCATCGCACCATATTTTTCATTGTCAACGATTCGCGGTATACCACGAACATCGACAGGGTCGAATAGATTGGCACGAAAATCTAGTAACGGTATTTTAAGTTCATCAGCGACTTGCTGAGGAATTTCAGATTTACCGATACCGGGTCCCCCCCATATCATAGTGTTTAATCCAATACGCATATTATCGCGTATCTCCTGTTTTAGATCCGTTGCTGTAACGGTCTGCATTGTTGTATCTGACATAGTTTACTCCTCTTATCAAATAGTTATATTTCAACGGGTTCAATGTCACGAACTTTCACTTGATCGTTTCGTATCATTTCGCCCAACCTTTCAATTGCAAGCTTTTTGTAATCAACTTGTTCATCTACCGGAAATGGAGCGTGAAACTCCACTACAATGGTGTTGTGTGAAAAAGCATCAACAAACGTAGCTCGAAATAATCTTGTATTATTCATATTCATAATTTTTATTTATAGAGGACAAAAAATCTCCGATTTTTTGTCGAAGTCTATAAGGGTTATACTGACAAGGCGAGGGTACAAATCTGAGATTTGTACCGAGCGACTTACTGTTTTGGTTATAAACTGCATTCCGGCATTTATTGTCTATCGGACAAGCGAAGGCACGCCCTTCCCGGGGCGTGCGAGCTTTACTAACTTTGTATGTATAACCTATCGGATGTTCCGAAGGTACGCCCCTTCGCCGGGGGCGTACGAGGCTAAGTCTATTTTATACATAACTAACTCCAAATGGATGTGCGAAGGTACAAACCGCCGTAGGCGGGCCGACGGCACGCACGAAGTGCGGTGCCCAAAGGCGGCCGGAGGCGTCTTTCCGATGTAGACGAACACGCAGTGTTCGGCGGGGCATCGGGAAGATTTAGTTTGTACGAGCACACATCTAATAGTTTTTAAAAAATAAAAAAAGAGCTAGGACTGGCTGTGTTTAACTTTTGGGAGAGAGCCAGCCCTAGCCGGATAAGGTAGGGGAAATATATAAAACCTACCACCAAGAAGAGTAATAAACTTCTTTACCTTCTTTCAACCACTCTAGAGCTTTATCACAAAACTCTATATCTTGGTCTTTGTATTCTTTCATAGCATCTTCTTGAAACTGATGTCCCCAGAACATACCATCTGAACAGAAAGGTAGTTCGCCTTTTTCTACAAAATTACGAATTACTTTTATATCTGTTTCATCTAATTGCACATTTTCACAATTAAACTCAGGTAATACTGTACCAATAGCTGAAGTTAAACCACGGTAAAGAAAAGCACGGTCTTTTTGATCTTCTGGAATGTAAAGCCTATCGCCTTCAACAGCGGCACGAACTCCTTTTTCATCGGCAGGCACAGGCGTACCTTCATACTTTTTACAGAACCAAATAGTCTGCATAAGATTGTGTAGTCTTGAATGCTTACGCCAATCATACTCAGCATTAATTTGAAGTTCTTCTTTGATTGGCACTACATTGCCTTCCGTTTTTGGTTGAGGTTGGGCCCAACCAGCCATCATATCTAATCCCATTACACCCTCTCGTGTCTTGTAGTTGATTCGCCGTTAGTCTGGTACACAATTTGTTGGCACACAGTCTTACCGTTAACAACAGTTGAAGAAATGACCTTTCGGTCTCCCGCTCTTTTTCCTTTGTAAAAAGGTCTTGGTAAATTATTTTTAGACATATGTCTCTCCTTTAATTGATATACATAATAAAACACACCAACACCACCAATGGTGTTTTTGTGTACAAGTGATATTTAAGTGGATTTTTAGCTACCCACATATCTATTTTATTCAACATTTTTTTCTCCTATATTAATTAATGCGAAGCCTAAGTAGTTATGAAAAGGTATATTTGAACCTATTCGGCTCACTACTTAGACTTCGACTTTTTTATGGATTGTGAGCCGAATTCTATGCCTAGCTAGTATTCTCAGGAAGTATAATTGAGATGAACTAGCTAGGACTTTGTAACGCTTACGCGTTATTTAGAATGTCACGCATGTGAGAAGTAGTTTGCGCGTTAAGTTCACGCTCAACTTTTCCACTAGAATCAGCCTGCTGTTTGAAGTTCCATTCAGCAAGTCTTTGCATTCTTTGCTCAACAGCATTTTGAACACGATAGTCATGTATTTTCGTATCTTTTAGTCCAAAGCTGTTATCTAACGCTTCGATTGCTTGGGTAAGCATTCTTGCTTTACGACCAAGGTCAAGCATCTTTTGTTCACGCTCGAGCAACCAATCAGGTATCTCGTCGTCTTTCATAGCTGACATTGACTCTTGATATTCATAAGACACACTACAAAACTCTGACCATGTTCTGGTAGCGAGTTGTAGTATATTCAAACCGGTTGATTGAGGGTCAACGCCCAACAGGACTTGAACACCATCAACAATACGGTTTACCAACATATCCCAATCGATTTGCTGTTCTTCAACAGTTCTCGTTTTACCATTTCCGAGATCAATCTCTGCGAAAAATGGGGCAGTACCGAATTTCTCTTTGAACACAGCCATGACACCTGCTACAACCGTAGGGTTGAAAGTAGGTTTGCCATCGTCAGTCAATCTGAACTTACGGTGCCACCAATCGGGCATTACAATACTCGCTTTAACAGCACGAGCTTCGGTACCTTCGGGGTCGCCGTTCGTATCAGGAACGTACGCACTCTCAGGTGTGTGATTTGTGGGCACGAGCTCTTTAGTCTCTTGCTCACTTGGGTCAAAATATCCACTCATATTTATTACTCCTAGTATATTAAGTGATTTATTAAACGCATTTACATACATAAATGCACCTATTCAACTGGCTCAGATATTTGAGTCAATTTGAATTCTTTCTAACTGCTCGGGTGAATACTTCCTAAAAGGACTTACTACCTTACCGAACAATTCTGGTTCATAAACTACGAACATATCATCTATGACCTTAACGATCGTGCCATAAATACACTGTCCTTTAACCTTTACATCGTCTCCAATGTTCATGATATCTCCTTAATCTTTGCACGTGGTAAATCAGCCATACATCTAGCCAAGTACAAAGGATCTTCGCTAGTGTATGGTTCATCATTGAACAGATGGTCAATGTTAGTCAATGTACAATGACCGAGATAACTACCGTCACAAACTCGGTTTTCATTACCGATTGGTGCCGTGTAATGTCCGTGTCTGTCACGAGTGCCTTTGGCTTTAGAGCCATAACTCTTTCGCTTTTTATATTCAAGCAAAGGATAGATAAGTACGAAATTAATCATTATTTAATCCCTCCTAGTGCTCGAGCTACTTTCATGAAAATAGATTCTGGTACATCCATTTTCACAGAAGATGACTCGCCTTCTCTTCTAATTTCATTAATGCAACCTTCTCTGCCAAGCTCGTTAACACAATCTATACAGACAAAGATTACTCCATCATCAAAAGTTTGACCGCCGTCTTGATAACTAAAAGTCAACCTTTCAACACCTTCTTTATCGCATCCAAAGACACAACTACATTTATTCATAATATACTCCTATATATTTACTTTTTATTTATAGAGGGCGAAAAATCTCCGATTTTTTGCCTACTTGTGGTACACCCTGGTACACCCTAAACCATTGATTTTATTGAGCTTTCGTACTAGGGTGTACCAGCAACGAAAACTAGCTGGTACACCTGAAAGCCCTGCGGTAGCTAGGTTTCGTGGTAGGTGTACCATTTGTACCGGTTAATTGTTAGTTTAAACAAAGATTCTATAACTACGGTCTACGGTCTATTACTAAAGCTAACGCAAAACCTGTGGTACATTCGGTACACCCAACGGCAAACGGCCACAATCCCAATTGATATATGGTCTTGCGGTGTACCACTTGTCTTATAAATAGCTGGTACACTGGTGGTACACCCGGTACACCTTGGTCGCACTCATATAACCTACATGCAACCAACCGCGTACCAGCAGACATCATCAGTATATCTGATGATAGTAATCATCTTAACGATGATAGTAGTGGCACTCATATTCCCGGGGTTTTTAAATAAGAGAAAGCCGTATCTAGGGGGAAGATACGACTTTCGTGGGGACTAAGAGATTCTATCCATATATGTTTGGATATATCTCTCATTGACTCGAGCTTGTTCTTCAGGACTGTAATCCTTGGGCTCGACTGGAATATCTTTTAACACTTGTTTTTTCTCCTTTAGTGCAACGAATTCCCTCATTTCTTTAAGTACTTGAACTTTTGTTTTATTATCTTTCCATATTCTTGAAAAGTAACTAATACTGTTCTGTATAAGTTCTCCTGTGTGGACTGTAGCGTCAAATCCTGCGTCCAATATTGTGAGACCAGCAACTTTGCCAGCCTCAACAATACGCTCTTGAGTGAGCTTAGCCATTCTGTGCTAATTCCTCTTGAGCTTCAGGGTTAATCGGAACCTCACTACCATCTTTGGATGGAGTGAAACCATGTTGAGAAACAGTGTAAGAACCAAAGTTCTCCATCATTTCATTAAGAACAGATATATGAAAAGCAATCTGATGTTTGTTCTGATAAACATCTCTTGTGATTGCATTACCGTTCTTATCCTTGGATACGTATGTACGCATGGGAAGAACAACCTCTTCGTATCTAACACTTCCATCAGGATTAACAATCCTTTTGGATACCTTACGAGATTGAATCTCGTGATATTCAGACGTAGTACCGTCAGCCTTTTTCGCTGTCTTAACTTCAGCCTTGAATATAAAGTCAACTAATTGTTTAACCATATTAATTACCTATATATTTTAGATTAATGAGAAGGAACCAATTCCCTTCTCTTACTTATTATTTATAGAGGGGAAATTGGCTCTGCCAATTTTCCTAGAGCGAAGCTCCTTAAGATGTCTCGCTACGAGCGACGGGCTACGATTTGGCTAGGGGGTAAATTGATACAAGGTTCCAGCATGCAATAATCTGAAACAAGGTTCCATAATGAAAACCGTGTGACGGGCGTGCTAATGATGATAGTTAAGGCATTGCGTGAGCAATAAAATAAAAAAATTTTACTAAAAAAATTTTCTAGCAAAAATTTGTGCTACAGTGGGCAAGCATGAGTACTAGGAAATGTACTTCTTGCAAAAAGGAGTTGCCTTTAGAGGATTTTGGGACCCGAAATGATCGTGGTACAGTTTATTCAAAAAAGTGTAGACCCTGCGTTGACATGGTACGACGAAGAACCGCTAGTTCAACACCACAAACATATCTAACCCGCCTCTTTGGTCAACTTAAACACGGGAGAACTAAAAAAGAAAAATCTAAAGTTATCTGGGATATTGAATTAGAAGATGTTTTAGAATTATGGGATAAGCAAGGAGGTAAGTGCGCATTGACCGGATTGTTTATGACTTATCACAAAGACGGGGGTGGCAGAAGAGATTTGAATGCCTCTATTGACCGAATAGATCCAGACATTGAGTATTTAGTCACCAATATTCAGCTAGTTTGTAGTAGAGCAAATATGTTAAAACACACACTAAAAGAAGATGAGCTTTATTGGTGGGCTAAAAATATAGTAGAATTCAAAGAAAATGACTGATAAAGACCAAAATTTTGAACAAGAAAGGGCCGAGCTTCAGTCTCATTATCCCTATGCCGATGTCAAGCTTAATGAGTTAAGTGTTCAAGAAGAACGCCTCATACTTTTTCATCTCCGTGGCATGTCGAAAGCTGCAGCTGGACGCGCAGCTGGGTATAGTGATAATGAGCATGTCTATAAAGTGTTTAAAAAACCAGCAATACAAAAGATGGTTATTAAAATGCGCGAAGAATTCAAAGAAGAAATTAAGTTTGATAAACAAACAGCGACAAGCATGTACTTGGAAGCGCACCGTAAATCTGCAACAGCGACAGAAGAAAAAGTTATCACCGATTCATTGTGCAAGCTCCACGGTCTATTTGCTCCAGAGCATGCTACACAAATCAATATCAATCTGGATAGAACTGTAGAACAATTAGAGAAGCTACCAGATTCTGAATTACTCAAGATAGCGGGAACTGATAACCAATACCTTATGCCTAAAAAAGAGGATAAAAAATGACAATCAATATAGACGATCTGATAAGAGAAGCGGATGAAGTAGAGAAAACTCTCACGGGACCTGAAAAACACGTTATTGATTACCATAGGAAAAATATGGGGTTAAATATTAAACACCCTAAGACTGGAAGACCTATGACTGCGTATATGGTAGGGCCTAAAATGCGTAGAGGTAATTATGAGGGTATGGTTGCCTCTGTTCCGGGGTTTGTACCGGGGCACAATAGCAACAATCCAATGTCTGAAGACCAAGCCCATGACTATTGGTTTGATGAGATAGAAAAAGGCGTTTGGCCCATATATGATGAAAAAACTGCAAATACGAGATCTAAAGAAGTACATAAAATCATGGATAGCGACACTTTGAAAGCTATGAGAGATAAACGTGGAGAAAAGAAAGATTAAATACATTCACGTTAACCAGCATAAGATAAGGGCTAACTTAAAACACGGTACGAATGAGCCAGTTATAACTGTGAAAGAAGGTAAGAACAATACCTATTGCCACGAAGTAACTATAAAAGGTGATTCTACTGTTCGCTATAGTGGTACAGATAAACCTATTCTACCCTGCGGAGCCAGAGTAGTTATTGAAACTGAAGCAGAACTAGAGATAGATGGAAATAAAAAAGCTTGAATGTGTGACGTGTAAAGCGTTGCATCCAGATACACTGTACCCCAGTGATGATCAGATCTGCGTGTACTGTAAAGCCGACGAAGCGGAACG